AGTCAATTGAAGACGTTGAGATGAAAGTAAAAATGATCGGTAAGAAGGCCGGCGCATTCCAAGTCAAGTACATGCCAAGTGGTTGTAATGCAAACGACTTGCGCAGTTATATAAAAGAATATGAAATCAAAACAGAAAGAAAAGTTGACGTAATTTTAGTTGACTATCTTGATCTTATGATGCCGTTAGGCGTAAAAGTATCACCAAGTGACTTGTTTGTAAAAGACAAATACGTATCAGAAGAATTACGTAACTTGGCTATGGAACTAAACACTGTATTTGTTACAGCTTCGCAACTGAACAGAGGAGCAGTAGAAGAAGTAGAATTTGATCACTCACACATCTCCGGGGGCTTAAGTAAAATTAATACTGCTGATAATGTGTTTGGTATCTTCACAAGCCGAGCTATGCGTGAACGTGGACGCTATCAAATACAGTTAATGAAAACACGTTCGTCGAGTGGCGTTGGCGCAAAAGTTGATCTTGAGTTTGATGTTGACAGTTTGCGTATTAGAGATCTTGCAGATGATAGCGAATATCAAGAATTTGAAAAACGTAAGTCAACAATCTTTGATCAAATTAAACGTGGTAATACAAGCGCACCTGAATCTGAAAAGTCTACTGATCCGTCTCAAGGTGACACAGTAGGCAAAATTAAAGCTGAAACTGATAGTACTATGCTGCGTTCGTTCTTGAACAACCTTTCAACCGAAGAGTAGTAAATAACTGCCATAGGCAAAGAAAGGCATACATGGCAGATACAGATTTAGAAAACATAGAAAAACTAATACAACGATTTAAAAGACCAATACCGCAAACAGAAGAGTATACAGTTAGGCTAGTTGAAGAATTTGAACTAATACTTAATCAAAGATTTACAGATTACTTTTTACAAATTTGTGACATTATAGATCTTACTCAAGATCTAACGCATATGACTAGAGGGTCTGCAGGTAGCAGTTTAGTTTGCTACTTGCTAGGCATCACAGATGTCGACCCAGTTAAATGGCAAATACCCGTAGCACGATTTATGAATCCTATGCGAGACGACTTGCCAGACGTTGATATTGATTTTGAACATCATCGTCAACTAGAAGTAATGAATCGTATATTTAAAAAATGGCCCGGCAAGACTGCACGTCTTAGCAACTATGTAATGTACAGACAAAAGAGTGCACGCAAGGAAGCAGCTAAACGTTTAGGTATTAAAGGAAACTTGCCTCGTAACTTTAAGTATGAAGATTACGATATTGATCCCAAAGAAGCAAAGCGCATTGAAAATAGACTAATTGGAAAGAAGCGTGCTATATCAAAACACTGCGGGGGAATTGTAATGTTTACACGTCAGTTACCTAAAAGTCTTATTTCGCAAGACAATCAAATATTATTAGACAAACACGAAGTTGAGGACTTAGAACACCTCAAAGTTGATATACTTGCTAATCGGGGCTTAAGTCAACTGTTGGAAATAGACCCGCATACTGCTCTAGCAGACTATCCCGAAGAAGATCAAAAGACAAGCGAGTTGTTATGTCGTGGCGACATATTGGGTGTTACCCAAGGCGAGTCTCCAGCTATGCGCAGACTGTTTAGAGCAATACAGCCGACGTCAGTTCACGACTGTGTGTTTGCTACTGCTATGGTTCGTCCTGTTGCTATGAGCGGAAGGCAAAAAGCAGCAATGTTTCAAGATTGGAGCCAAGAAGCAATACAGGATAGCATAGTATTTGAAGATGATGCAATATCAATTATCGCAGATATTATAGGTGTTAATATGTATGAAGCAGATATGTATCGACGTGCGTTTGCAAAAAAGAATGATGAAAAGATTTTAGAATTTGTAGAACGTATGGGAGTGCATCCTCGAAAGCAAGAAGCAATGGTTGCTTTACAAAGTTTATCAGGGTTCGGCTTATGTCGTGCACACGCAGTTAACTTAGGTCGTCTTATATGGGCACTAGCTTATCAAAAAGCACACAACTCCAAAGAATTTTGGCGTGCAAACATTAAGCACTGCCAAGGGTCTTATCGACCCTGGGTATACCAAGTAGAGGCCCATCGGCAGGGTATACCTACCTATTCAGGATGGTGGCATCGAGGGTTCCCTAATAACTTAGGAGTTCGTCAACTTTGGCTTGACAGGGTCGAGTTTGCCGGTGTTATTGCTAACGGACGTTGCTATAGAGGTAAAGGCAATCGATGGGTAACTTTTCTTACCCTTGGCATAGGCCCTGGCGAATATATTGATATTGTGGTTAAACGTGCAGTATCTTATCGAGACGGCGACATAGTTCAAGGACAGGGTCGAGTACAGCATAGTAATAATAGCGATTATATAGATACAAGCTCAGTAGACGTTTATTCTTTTGCAGACTGGAATAGATAAATATTTTATCTACGTGGAGAAAAAAATGAACGACGATATAAAAGCGTTTATAGATATAGTAAACGAAGGACCATTACGTGCTGGCAAAATAGACGAGCAACATGCTGGCATGAATGCAAGATTTCCTGTCGAAGACATGCCTAAAGGTTATGGAAACTTTATATTAGATCTCAAAGATCAAGTTGATCAGTATTTGCTACAACATGAAGACAAGTACAGCGAAGAAGGCGAAAAAGTTCATAACAGCTTAAGTAATCTATCAGACTATCTAGCAGACATGGCCGAAGGCCGAGGGCCTAGAGTCAGCGTCTCAATGTAAAGAAGATAAATGTACGTTACACCATGCATGAGTATATGTAAAATTGTAGAAGGCATATGCGTAGGGTGTGGTAGAACAAAAGATGAAATATGTATGTGGATGCAAATGGACGACAACGAACGAATGACTGTAATGCAAAGACTAGGATACGGTAAGCGCAGACAAAAACCTAAATTTAAGTCGTAGTACTATGCTAGTATATAAAATTTGTTTTATTAATACCAGGTCTTACGATGCAAAACAACACGTTAAAATATATCGTAAGACCTGGTTACATATTTTAGGCTATTTTAATATCATCAAACCCGCTAATAACAAGTGATGCAGTAGTAAAATCTTTCTCCGAATTGAATGATAGTGTGTTGTATGATTCGGCATCTGCTTCGATAGAATGTGTTGTATAAAGATAGTCTGCAAGTGCTTGTACCTTCATACCTAAACTATATTCAGCAAATAAATCAGCGGTGGGATTTGACTCTTTTATTTCTAATGTATACATCAAAAATATTTAGCATTGCTAAAAAGCAAAAGCAGGGAATTTAAAAACTCCCTGCTTTACCCTGCACACAAAAGTGCACTATTCCCTCTCCCAACTGGACAAAGTATTTAGTGCATCATTTTCAATATAAAATTACAGTTTTAATCATCAATCATATTGTTTGTAGCATCTCTAGCTAATAGAGCTGAGAATGCCACTACGCCGGCTGCTGCAAACAACCATAACATTATATTTGTATCTCGAATATTTCTTTCTTTTATAATTGCTTTTCTAGCTGACTCTAAGTCTTTTTGTAGTGATCTAAATTCACCTACTGACTTTTGCAATACATTTGTAAATTCGGGAGAATCTTGATAAAGATTCTGTAGTGGCTTAGCTATTCTTGCTAATTCGTCAAGCTTATTAGCTAGGGAACGATACTTGTTAAAAGTTAAATCACTGTTGCCCATTGCTTTTCTGAGAATATCTACTGGTAATTCGTTAAAAGCATCTATCATTTCTCTTTGCGTATCAATTAAGATTCTAAAATCTCTTATATCTTCGATTCTATCAAATGCCCGTAATACTTCGTATTGTTGTTGAATACGTCTTGCTGCCTTATGTAATTGAGTCTTTCCCGAAAGGTTATTTACTAGGTTTGCTATAAGTCTTCCAGCATTAGCTGCAAAATCTTTCAAAACTTTCCTAGGGTTTAGCTCTTCATTAACCTGTGCTGCATTAATCAATTGTTGAATTCTCATTGTGATTCCAAAATAACTATATTGTATTTATATTAAAAAAAGATGAATCCATAGTAATAGTATTACTTGCCACAGGCCGAAGTATACAGCAAAGCCAAACAGTATGCTAAGGAATATACACCAGCCCCAGTAGCCATGCATTAGTACGGGTATTTTAATTTTCATAACACGATATTTAGCTATAGTGCGAGTTTAAAACTCTTGTGAAGTATACGTATACAGTTCGTTTAGTAGACCTAAAGTCCAGTACATGTTTTTGTTTCGAGGGTGTTTTCGACTAAGATCAACATACTCTTTATAAAGATCATAAATGTCAGAACGTGTTACCTGTTCTACTTGTTGTATGCTAGGATCTTTATCTAAATCCAACAGTGCTAGAATGTCTACGCCGTGTTTTTTGTATGGCTGTAGTGTTTGTTGACCTCTTAGCCATGTGTACCATTCAGGATAAGCAGCTGAAGTTTTTCCTGTAGAATTTATTCCTTTGGGATTAAATTCAGTAATGCCTACTCTAGTGTCAAGTGAATCAAGTGGCTGTGATTTTTCAAGATCTGTTGTGCGCATATGGTATTTATTTAAATAGGTTAGCAGTTGTGCGATGTACAAATTTCTTTGTTAGATGTAGGTAGTTGTGTTCTAGTATAGGTTTCATTTGATTTAAAATATCAGCACAATCGCCGGCGGAAAGACTGTTTACAAACTCAGCAGTGCGATATACTTTTTCTAATCTACGCCAATGATCAGTTTCTTGATCATAGCTTTCATCCCACCAACGAGAAAACGTGTGAAATCCTTGATCTCGCAGCCATGCTAAAGTGCCAGGTGCACCTGCAAATATCCAAGGTCTAGTAGCCATTATAGGTTTACAGGTTTTTTCAGTAATTCTAGGAATTTGACTCCAGTACGCAGATTCAATTATCACATTACAAAAACCTTCTTCTATTAATCTAAGTGATTGATATATTGTAAAAGCAAAGTGATCTGGATGCTCTATTTGCTCATTTGTATTGAAGTGGTTCGAAACCGTAGGCAGTAACTTAATATATTTTTTTAGTATTTTCATATCTTTAAACTTAGGCATAGGATAATAATTAATGAACCCGTCTCGATAAGTAAGCAGGCAGTCTAGATTCCACAATAACACAGCAAGATAACTACGTTCGGATTCAGTCCTATTATTCAAGCAGCTGAGTTTACGATTAAATTCGTATTTGTGTCCGCGATAGTCCAGCCTAAACCTCCCTGCAATAGGATGTGCAAATTTACTTTTAGGTGCGACAAACTTATATTCTTCAGGGTTTGCATGTCTAAATTTCGTCAACCATTCATATAACCAAGAATCTGCGTAAGGCAACTGGCCATTGAAGTTTTGAGGATGATATAAGGTAACAGGAACATCAAGCAAAGCTGCTTGTACTTTTTGATAAAAGTCGAATTCATATAAGTTATCTATTGTGTCGCCATCCCAGGGCACATCACCTACTAGTATGTGACAATGGGATACCCAAGAGTAGTTGTTCTTTATGTAGTTAATTACATAGTCTAGGTTAAGACTAGTAGGTAATTCAAATTCAAATTCATTTAAATACAACAGAATGATAAGTGTGTTGGGCTGTTTAGCAAGCTGTGCTTTGCTGAAAAGACCCCGTTTAATAATTTTTACAGGTTTATTGTTATAAGGATGAGCAAATCGGACCGGTACATGTCCTAAAGAGTAAAGAGTAATCATGCACAGTATTTATTGTCTGCTATACATCTATCTCTGTTTCTGCACTTTTGGGGAAAAAGTCTAAGAGTGTTTGGGTTATTTTATACTTGCGCTGTAGTAGAGGATCATAGGTATCGCGGCTATCCATCTCTTTTACATATGCACCGTATAGGTTAAGCACTGTGTTCCCTGTAATCTTATATATTTCATGAGATTTTGGTTTATCGCCAAGACCTAGATCTTTCAATACACTGATAACAGCGTTGGTCCAGTTGGCATGATTTTTTTTGCCTTGTAACCATTGATACCATTCAGGAAGGTCTAACTGAGGATCACGTGCAATTTCTGTAAGTTCTTGTATACGCATATGATATTTAGCTTAGGTGCTGTTGTGCAGTATCAGCTCTTAAACAATTGTCTTGCTGCCTTTCCTGCTGCCTTTCCGAGGTCACGAGATCTAGCCTTAAGAGTTCGTCTAGGATTTGCAAGCACGTCAAGGAATCGTTTAACCCTGCTTGTAAGAGACACATCGGATTGCGGAGCTAGTCTAAAGCTTTTGTGTACACGAGCTAGCAAAAAGTCATTGTGATCCAAATACATGTGTGTGCGTATTTCCAGTTTGTCTAGCGCACGATTTAACCTAAGGATATCCTGTTCCTTTTTTTGTGATATTTCCAAAGGAGTTGGCAAATTATGCACGAGTCTTTGATCTATGTCTGGATCAACGTCTACTGGGTTTTCTGCTCGTTGTACTATGTCTGAGGGTACATAAATGTGCACAGCTCTTACAAATCGATTCATGTTATGAACAAATTTTATATTTTTTGGAAACAGCAGTCGTGTTTCTTTTTCACCTTTGTAGTACTTTCGTGACTCATCATCAGAACCGTATACCCAAGGCTTCCACCAATGCGGCACAGTTTGTTTTAGTTTTAGCTGTGATTTTTGTTGAGGTGATAGGTCTTTTGTGTAGTATTTGTTTAAAAGACTGGTGAGTTTGTCTGCGTCAATTTCCCAAGTAACAGTCATCAACGACTTCTGCTTGGATACATACTGACCATTAGGCACACGGCTAAAGCTTATAAATGCTCGGCCCCGCCCCATATCAGCATTACCGTCTGACGTTTTAGTTCTAAAACGATTTTGTTCTGCAGATCGTACACTGTCTAGCAAGCTCATAGATCGCCATAGTCGATTCTCCCCTGTGGTAGATACAGGCGGCAGATCTGGTATAGCTTCACTTAGGGGTTGTATAAGCTGTTGTAGTCGCATGATAATATTTAGCCGCAGAGCGGATTCAAAATTTTTTGCTCGCGGTTTTTTTGCACGGCATAGTGCTTGCTTTAAAAGAATTTCTGCGCTGGCCTCTACTGGGTTTTCTACTGTTAATTACTGTAAGCTATACTGTAGTATCACAGTGCTTCTAACCTAGTTATTCGTTTGCGCTGACACTGTAGAGAGGTTTCAAAACTGAGAAAAAGATTTTGTGTGTGGTTTAAGTATGAGTATGACTCAACTGTACACTAAGCGTATACGCACACTGTGGTTAGACTCTAACGCACAAACATACTTACCCGTTGCACATGAATTAGACTCACATGAACTTATACCCGCTACTACAGAAGGTGGTCGTCGTGTAGCTGAGTATCTACAGTGGATAAGACAGTCAGCGAATTACACTGTAAGCGCACAAGAGTATACTCAAGTAACAATAACTGAAGCACAGTTAACTTACATACTGATGCGTTGGAATGGTATACTATACGCTACTGAAAAATGGAGAGAGGTTGACTGATCGAAATGGGTCCTACACCCAAAAAAATTTTGCTGCGCGGAAAATTTATAGAAAGTACTTATAGAAGTGAGGTGGTGATTTTGCATCGGTGTGTTTTAAAAAAGCTTGTATATGCTAGCTAACTAAAATTTTAAATAAATTATATGCCTCCCACCCCCTCGTGCCTCACCCCGCAGCAAGCTGAAAAATTTTTGAAAAAATTTTTTTTTTCTCTTGACTTCTCTGGACTCGTGCACTATATTATAAACATAACGCAGCAAAGAGGAAAGCAGTTATGAAAATGATCGACGTAATCAACACAGCAATCCGTGCGCTCGCAGTGTGCGCTATCGTAGCTACTACTGCATACAGCTTAGGGCTGCTGCTCTAACACACAGCTCAAGCCCACTGGTTTCTTCCTTTACAGTGGGCTTCAGCAAGCTTAATCTTTTTGGTTGACACTGTGGTGTAGCGACAGTATATTAAAAACATAACAGCAAAGAGGACTACTTGTTATGAAGCCGATTGAAGTTGTTGCAGTTGCTATGAAAGCTCTGAGCGTGTGCGCTATCGTAGCCACCACTGCATACTCACTGTCACTGCTACTGCCTGCTGCGTAGCATAGTTGGAGGGCGCTGCTAGTTCAGTGCCCTTCAGCAAGCTTAATCTTTTTGGTTGACATATAGTATCACATGTACTACATTACATACATACAGCAAGGAGACAGAGCGTGAACTTCATGAAAGAATTTGTAATGATGCTAGCCGGTGCAACTTGGATTGTAGTGGCTGTTCTAGCTCTTGCCTACATCATGGGCGGGCAACTGTTATAGACGCATAAGGGGTAGTGGTTACTGATGGCACTACCCCTTCAGCAAGCTTAATTTTTTCGGTTGACATGAATACACTGTGATCATATTGTAGTTGATAACAACAACTAACAGGAGAGAAGCAATGTCAGTTGTAGTAGTAGAGAACTTTCGCAAGTGTTCTGTATCAGGTTGTAATAAACTAGGACAACACATGGGCAAGTATCGCAAGGACGGCTCCCCAGTACGCAGAGCAAAGTGTCACAAGCATCATTCGATCAACTATGGTCTTAACGGTTGGGAATACAAGCAGCATCGCAAGAACTACTGTGAGAATCGAGACGGCAGACTAGGGTTTGAGTGTACGTCAACTATTGTAGATCCCGAATGGCAACTGGATGCAGATCACATCAATGGCAATCCCAGTGACAACAGAGCTGAGAACATTCAAACACTGTGCAAGTGTTGTCACCCTATCAAGACCAAGCAAGAACAAGACTATCTCACAGCAGGCCGCAAAGCACTAGGCTGCTAACACAGAAGGGCCTTCGGGCCCTTCAGCAAGCTTAATTTTTTCGGTTGACATGACCACACAACGACAGTAATATATACACAGTTAATTGACAGTTAGACATAGAGGGCACAATGACTAACATCCGCATCATCAACGGCACTTACAAAATCCGCGGCAAAGACACACAAATGGCCGGCCGCATCTTTCCACTCGTAGAACCATATCGCTTCGGCACCAACGGCGGCTTTGTTACTGTTGATGCACGTGAAGCTGCTGGGCTTCCGGATCGCAACATCCGTATTCAAGTTGCTAATGACAAAGCTTACGAGCTCACTGACGAAGCAGTTGTAGCTGCTGATGAGTCAGACGAAGAGATCATCGAGCGACTGCGTGATCGTTTCCAAATGCTGGAAGACATGACCAAAGCTACAAAGGGCGGCGACGTTCGTGCAATGATTGTATCGGGCCCTCCGGGCGTAGGTAAGTCATACGGTGTTGAAAAGCAGCTATCCAAACACGACTTGCTCGCTGACCTGGCAGATGATGATTCGATGCGTAAGTACGAAGTCATCAAGGGCGCTATGAGCCCAATCGGTTTGTACTGCAAACTGTACCAACACCGTCGCAAAGATCACGTTGTAGTGTTTGACGACTGTGACTCTATCTTCTCAGACGAGCTGTCGCTCAACATCCTCAAAGCAGCGCTGGACTCCAAGAAGGTGCGTACTATTAACTGGAACACAGACAGCTTCAAACTGCGTCACGAAAACGTGCCAGACAACTTCAAGTTCCAAGGCTCTGCGATCTTTATTACGAACATCAAGTTCGATAACGTAAAGAGCAAGAAGATGCGTGATCACCTCGAAGCACTGGAATCACGTTGTCACTACATTGACTTGACGATCGACACGGATCGTGAGAAGCTACTGCGCATTAATCAAATCGTCCAAGATGGAATGCTTGACGAGTATGGTTTGGATAAACAATGTGTAACAGAGATTGTTGACTTCATCGACACTAACAAGAATCGACTGCGTGAGCTGTCACTTCGTACAGTGTTGAAGATTGCAGATTTGGCCAAAGCATTTCCACAGCGTTGGAAAGCAATGGCAGAGAACACAGTAATGCGGCGATAGCCCTCTCCCTCGCATTACTGATAAGAGAAGCAGGTACCCTCCCACTCCCATCTGCTTCAAATCGGCCAACCTAGACTCCCTACTAGGTTAGCCAACTTAAAGCTCGAGCGTGAAATTCATGCTCGGGCTTTTTTTTCAGCAAGCTTAATTTTTTTTTTGAAAAGGCTCTTGACAAACTGCTGATTAATAACTATATTAATAATGTAGAGAAAAGGAGAACACAATGAAGTTTAGAGAAGTAACACC